CGTATTAGTCGATCCATCTATTGTTATAGCTGCTTTCATGCAAGGCCTCTCTTTCTGAGCACAACTTTTTCGCCCTGGGCTTTATCCATCTTATCACTTGCTATATCAACTACACCCTCAGCAAGCACCTCGTCACCAACAATAAGCTGTATATTCACAGGCTGACTATCCGGATGTTCTGTATTGTTGTTGACAGTGCTATAGCTGTAGTTGTTGACTATGTCAGTCGTAGGACTTGAAGTATATCCGCTGTCGATATAAGCAGACTGCCTTCTAAGAGCATCTACGGCTTCGGGAGCAACTTTCAGTGCGAATCTGTCAGCCACCTTGTCGATCCACTCGGTATTATTTTCAAGAGGAATAACGGCCTCAGCGCCGTCCTCACCAATCCATGACAACTCAGGACGTGTGACTATTCCGCCTCTTGCATGGCCTGTAAGCGACTTAAATCCACTTATCACACTTCCTACAGGATTTACAACGGTCTTTAAACCGTTCCATGCTCCTTTAGCACCGGAGACCAGTGCTCCGCCGAAGCCGCCGCTTTCGATTGCATCATTCATTCCTGACTTGAAGTCCTCGATAAACTCTTTACCTTTTTTATATGCACCACCAAGGCCGATCTCGTTGAAGAACGCCTCAATAAGATCTTTCGCCGCACTCCGCATTTTATCATGTAATGCAACGATACCCTCTGCAAGCTTGATCACTATTTTGAACGCTGCAACGGTAAGCTTGATTATATTTTCCGGATTGAGAAGATACTCTGCCAGCTTGGCTATGATCTCAATAGCTGCATCAAGGAGCTTTGGGGCAGCTACAATGAGCGCATCCACAATATTGTCTACTATCTTCGGGAGATCCTCTGCCATTACATCAAGACTGTTCAGGAGACCGTCCACAAGCCCTAAGAGTATTGCTATAGCTGCATCCACAAGACGCAGGATATTCTCCGGCTCTGTAAGTGTCTCAATGATCTGTAGAATCATGTCGATAGCCGCAGGAATGAGCTCCGGAAGGTTCTCGCCCAGATACTCTGCAAGGCTCTCAATAAGCGTTAAGGCAGCATCTACAAGTAGCGGCAAGTTGTCCTTAAGTCCATTGCCGATTGTGCTTATGATCTTAATAGCTGTATCGAGGATAAGTGGCAGATTGTCTGAGAGTGATTTTGAGAAGGAGTTTATCATCTCCGCTCCACGCTTCATCAGATCTGGCAGCCGCTCGATTATGCCTTTTGAAACTGTATCCAGCAGATCTCTGCCGACAGAAAGTAATGCAGGCAGATTGTCTATTATAGCATGACCTAACCCCTGCACCAGTTCCCAGCCTGCCGAAACAAGTGACGGTAATACGTCGCTGATAAGATCTGGGAGCGCATCTGCTATTATAGGTGCGATCTCCTTGATAAGCTCTCCTATACCTGCAAGGGCTTGCTTCGCAGCCGGAAGAAGATTTCCGAAAGCTGACGAGGCTGTTTTTACAAAGTCGCTGATTAACTTTCCTAAATCTGCCTTTGGGTCAGCAATACCGGTCACAAGATTCTTCCAGGCAGACTTCATTGCTCCGATCGAACCGGATATCGTATGTTCCGCTTCCTTTGCTGTGGTGCCGGTTATATCCATGCTGACCTGTATTTCGTGTATAGCATTTACAACATCAGCATAGCTCGATATATCATAGTGGATACCGCTTATCTTTTCGGCATCAGCAAGCAGACGTTCCATTTCGGACTTTGTGCCGCCATACCCAAGCTTAAGATTATCAAGCATGGTATAGTTCTGCTTTGCAAATCCCTGATAAGCGTTCTGGATGCTCTCCATTGTAGAGCCCATTTTATTAGCGTTATCCGCCATGTCTGTGATAGCCATGTCAGCTATCTTCGATGCTTTAAGAGTGTCACCGCCAAGCGACGATATAAGAGCCGCCGAGAAGCCTGTAACAGTCTCCATGTACTCATTGGAGCTGAGACCGGCAGTCTTAAACGCATTCTCAGCATACCCCATAACAATGCTTGCTGATTCCTTGAATAGCGTCTCCACGCCACCAGTCAACTGCTCGTAGTCTGCGTAGGCTGATATCGCCTGCTTACCAAGCACTGCTACAGCTCCGGAAGCGGCGGCTGTTGCTCCGGCTATTACCTCCATTCCCTTTTTTGCAAGGGAACCAAGCTGTGCTATACCGTTTTTAAATCCGGTCTGATCTATCGCTGTATCAAATTTTAATGTACCGTCAAAAGCCACACTGATCCCTCCTTATGGATCGTGCGGCTCATAGGCTCATTGCACTTGTTTTCCGTTTTCGATTTTTACTTCAAATATCGATTTACAGCCCCGTGTACATTTGACATATACACCGGAGCATACTGCGATATTGCTGTATAATATAGTTTTAGCTCCGCAGTGGGGACAGCGGAGCCATTTTCTTTCCGTTTCCGGAATAGGTATTTTATTCATTTCGCACCTCAAACACAGCACTTATCTCATCATCGGTCATTTCATACGGAATAGCGATACGGCGCTGTATTTCCATGATGCGATGCCTTTCTGCATCGTCTTTTATCTTGCTTAAATCAGCAGATCGATATGCTATCCTTTTCTGACAAGCCGAATCATCGGGAAGTGCTGCCATAAGGCAGCGGAATTGCCACCAGTGCATCTCAGCTGTAAGCAGATCTATACCATAGTATCTTAGGAAATCTCCTATGATATACTTAGCATCGTACTTATAGCTGAACACCGGAGGTCTGCGAGGTTCTTCAGCCCCGTCAGCCTGTTCACCTTCTGGCATTTCAGGATCCAGGGCATCAGCTCTGTAAAAGGATATGAGTGCCATGATGATTCCCTCTGAGATATATTCAGGAGGATCATTCAGCCATTGAGCAGCAGCAAGTACCTTTTCTTCCGCAGTCAGTTCTTCATCTGCCAGCATATCTGCAAAGCGGATCCATTCCCGGAAATCAGTTATGATACTGTACTCTTTATCATTTACTCTGATTTTCTCTGGGAATGATTCATACAGTGGATTTATCACTTCTTAGCTCGCCGCTGCTGCCGGTTTACTGGCTTATATTTTGCGTACCGTTCATTACGTTTCTGCTCGATACCAACTCTCTGTGCCGCTATAAAATCAAGGAACTTAAAATATACTCCTTCATACGCATCAACATTTATCGGCTGATTCTCAAACAGTTTATCACCTGTTCCGCTGCCGAAAATATCGTCAAATAAATCCTTGAAAAGCTTACAATAGCTTCTGATGCGTTCGGAATTTTTTCCGTCTTTAGGAAGTTCTCTTTCATGCTTTTCCATTGCCTCAAAAGCCTGCTCGCAGCGCTCATTAACATCAGCATCCTGCAAGTCAAGCTCAAGGCTTAGTCCGTTGATTTCCCATATCTTATGGCTCATAGGCTCATCTCCTTATATTTCATCTTCGGTTGTTTGTTCTTCGGAGTTGCCGCCGGAGTTCTCACTGGCTGCTGAAAATGTACAGGTCTGCCAGTCGTCTGAGCTTGTGGCTGTGCCAATAACCTGCTCCCCTCTGCACTTGAATGTGCCGGAGTATGTCAGGATATTGATATTATCGCCCTCAGTCGAGGGAATAACTGCATATGAGCGTTTCACAGCATCTCCTGTATCAGTATCCACGACGATGATATTTCTTACCGCATCGTCGCCGATAAGCTCCTTGTCATGTATCTTAACAATGTCATCCTGCACATCGCTGCTGCGATTCCTGTCGAACGCATAAGATATAGACGGCGAATAGCCTACTACATCAGTCTCCTGGAACGGCTCATCAACATACTGACGGCTATATTCCATAGGATTCTTGTTTGTCGTAAGCTGGGTAAACTTCGGCATCCTTTTAAACGTCTCTGTGGTTGTGCCGTTGTTTGTGGTCACAACTCCGTAAAACGCAACCTTCTTATGTCTGGCTACTATTCCGGACATTTCTCATTCCTCCTCATAAATTAATCTTAATTGTATCTGATATCTTGCTGTTTCTCCATCCGCCGAGAAAGCGTATCCTCTTGTGGTGACCTCGATACTGACAGCTGAGCGCCCTTCGCCGAGATCAGGAAGTGTGCCTTCATAGTTATTGTCTGTTATCCAGTCCTCGAACTCTTCATAAAAACCGAGATTAGCAATATTCTGAGCCACGTCATCACTGAAATACTCACGGGATGCAAATATAAACCGAAACTGTTTCTGACAGTCGCCGTCTACATAACGCTTATATATCGGATCACAGGGAACCGATTCAATGACATACTCTATAGGCTTGTCCCCAAGGATATCAACAAGCAGACAACCGTCTTTAAGCCCTGAGAAGCCTGCGATATAGCTGCGGACACTTTCAATTATAGGTACTCTGCTCATTTCTCTTTGATTCCTTTCAGTATATCCTCCTTGTGGTCAGCTTTCATTCTTTCAAGCCAGAATTTACCACGATTTTTTCCGGAAAAGCCCTTATTCGTATAGTATTCTTTTCGAGCTGTAGGCTCTGTGTTGATAACTACGCCCGGCTTTTCTATCTTGTGAGCTTTGCTCATTTTTCCACGATTCTTAATCCGCTTCTTCTTAATCTGCTTCATGGCTATAGGCGTATAATCTTTAAGCAGTCTGACTACTTCAGTATCTACGTGCTTCTGAGCCTGAGAAAAGTTCTTTTCTGATTTTACAGTAAAATCCGGGGACATATCAAGCCCTTTGAAGTCAAGCATAGGATCACCTTGCTTTCAATTCGATGTGCCGTACCCGGCTTGAACCATATCTGCGGTCACTGGCGGAATATATCGTCAGAGCTCCTGACGGCGGAGTAAGATCCGGAATGTTTCCCGGACATATCCTGTCGTCAGTCTTCGGCATATAGTTGGAGGATGCTTCCGGAATGTTGATAAGAACATCATTACGAGGAGAGCGGTCTTTGCCGTCCCCCTCTATCAGTGTCTCCTCCCAGTAAACAGCTCCAACCTCATGCCGTATGTATGTAGGTGCTCTGTTCTGCACTGTCTTTTCATAGATAGTGCAGCCCGGTCTATTAGTAAACATCGTATCACTCTCCTGAATTGTATAGATCAAGTGCTCCGTATGTCTGCCTCATTATGCCAAGATCTTTAAGTTCATTACGCAGGAAGTACAATGACTGTCCTGCGTTAAGATACGTCATTTGTATGCTGTATGAACCGTTTGTCTCCGATCCAGAAGAAAGGGCAGGAGTATCATCTGAAACGGTATTAAGCGCTCTGACCGTTGCATTTATAACAACGTTTTTGACAGCAAGCTGAAAATCCTCACCAGATACTGTATCAGCGATCATGGCATCGATATCTTTGCCGTATTTGCTTGCTTGCAGTCGCAGCTTTGCAGAAGCCATATCAATTATGGAACTTGCTGATTGCTGCTGCTGAGCTGTCAGCTGATATCCGAGTGCAAGAATATCAGCGACAGTACAGTATGCAGTGCTAGCCATAGATTACGCCTTGATATCGTCAGCTGTGAGAGTTACATAGCCGACTGCTACAGCCTTGCCGTTAGAATCAAATTCAACAACCTCTATGATGTCACCAACAACACAGCCGGAAATAACCTTTGCTGTTCCGCTTGTCATGGATGTTCCGCTATAGGCTGTAGAAGTCACACCATAAGCGCAAGTTGTTGCCGGATTCTTCTTATAAGCGAGAGTGTCGTTCTCTGTAAGCACTGTAGCAGTTACCTTAGTGTCTCCTGCTGTACTTGTACCTACAGTTGTTGTGAGTGTAAGCACTGAAGGAACGAACACTGAACGAATAGCAAGGCTGCGAAGAACCTTATGATCGTATACGTCACGTCCCTGAACTGCAACAGCGCCAATGTACTTACCTGAACCATTGAGATCCTGAATATGTACCGGTACTGAGAACTCTTCAGCTCTTGTTGCGAATTTTGGATGGCCAGCGATCATTGCAAGGTTAGCAGTTGTATCGTTCCACTCAATTACGAGGAATCCGGCGATCTTACCAACTGCACCGGACTGCTTGACTTCATCACCGAGGCTTGAAGCTGAGATAAACTCAGGGGACTTAAGTATAAGTGCCATTGTATCGGGTGTTACAAGCAGATACCTGTTATCTCCGGGAACATTCACCTTGTTCATTGCTGTTCTGATATCTACGATTGTATCATAGATGTTGGTATTAGTAAGAGATGCTACACCGGTGATTGTTGAGCCTGCAATAAGCACTGTTCCGCCGTCTGTATCCATCTGCTTTGCTAAGCTGTATGCTGCGCTGTCGAGACGATCAGCAACAAGATTATCCGGTACTGCTTCGGCATCGTATCCGTCAATAATCTCATTGACTGCCTTATCCTTTGTGATAAGCATTGGTGCATATGCAGTAGATCCTGTGCTTGCACTGATACCGTTAGCCTTATCGTAGTCAGACACCTGTACCTCCGTATCACGTACAGGGATCTTGACAGAACCAGCTGCCGGAGAACCTTCGTAATCGTTGTTAAAAACAACTCCGTTCTTAAGGACGAGGACCTTTCTAAGTTTTGCTAAAACGAGATCAGAATATCTCTCCTGAAGTTCATGTGCCATAGTTTACCTCCTTATGGTCTTAAATCTGGGTTTCTTTTATAAAATTCTTCTTCAACACCCGTCAGGCCGGCTCTGCTTTCAGTTGACTTTGGTCTGGGCTGATGACCTGGCTTTGCAGCAAACTGTGCAAGAGTTTCAGCGTCCTTTTTCAGTTCCTCCTCATTAGAGCCGTTGAGTCTGTCAGCAAGTTCAATTGGCAAACCGGCTTCCCTTGCTACTTTCAGTTTTACCGAGCTGATCTCGTATGCAGCAATCTTAGCAGTAAGATCTGCAATTTCTTTGCTGAGAGTGTCGATCTGGTCGGTGGACTTCTTCAATTCTTCCGGAGAAATCCAGCCTTCATATTTCTTTGTGACTTCTTCAGTCACGCTTCTTGTGTTGCGTTCAAGACGTGCTTTTATTGCAGCGTCGAACGCTTCCTGTGTTTCAATAATCTTGAATTCTTCTGACATAACAAATTCCTACTTTCCCCCGTAGTCGGGTCAATATGTAATTATTTGCTTTTTCCGTTCCTTGGCGTTGGCGCATAACCATACAGCCAGAGAGACGGATTCAAGCAGTGATACATCTGCGCCTTCCAGAATAGACGAATAACCATATCCGCCGCCTGAGCCTATAGCACGATGTTCAGAGTTGGATGCAGCTTGCAAAAGAGCTGGCTGCGCTTTGTGGCACAACTGTCCTTCAAATAACTTTTGCTCAAAAAGCGCATTAGCAGCTACGACTTCTGCCACCTTCGGAAGAATGGGCTTGCATTTGACTTCTGCGTTCTTCATATCATCCACGAGTATGGTCTGATTTCCGGCTCCATCTATAGCAACCGTATCAGCACTTGGCCCTCTGAGATATGCTATTATCCAAGCGTTGCCTTCTCTTGCAGAGCGACAGTCGATAGCTTCTAAGAAAATCTTGCCGTCTGATGTCTTTACAGCTACAGAAAGAGATACATTGCCGTTCTTGGCATATTTAACTCCGTAGAACAAGTGTATCTTTTCTGCAAGCTCTGGCACTGAATCAACGGCATATTCAAGCCACTCTTCCTTTGTGATAGCTGATTTCTGATTATATCGCAGCCATAAGCCAAGTCGCTGAATATTATCATCGACCTGATCGTCACCAAGCTCAGAACGAATAGTACGCTCTGAAAGGATATAGCCGAGTGACGGATTAGTTTCATACCAGAGTTCAGGATCATGAGCATCAGTAAGTGAAGAAACACCCCACTCAGCCCAGCCGCAGTCCTCTGTGCAGCCGTTAAGACATTCCTTGCGATATGTAAGGAATACCGTGCCGGAGGATACTACTGTTGGAGGCGTTCCGCACATAAGCGTCTGCGGATTCTTACTGTCAGTTACGACATATTTCAGGGCACTTTCCTGATCGGATGTGTACTCCTGAGCTTCATCGATAACGAGCAGATCATAACCTTCACCAAGTCCGCCTTTGCTTGATCTTGTACGAAAATTTATTATTCCTTCACCGTCTTTAAGCCATTCGATAGTTTCAAGGCCATATTTCTTAGTAGTCTTGAAGTCCTCACCCTCAATATAGCCTGCCTTTGCAAGACGTTCTATGACTTTTTCCCATGCATTATGGGACGTAGTCGTTCTATGTGCCGTATACAGTGTTCTTTCACCGTGACAGACAGCATACATAGAACGCATGATGAGTATTTCAGATTTACCGTTTCGGCGTGGTATTGACCACCCGAACTTCATATGGACCCATAGTCCTTCATCATTAACAGCCATGATATCTTCAAGCATGAGCTCTTGCCACGGCTGCGCTGATCGTCCTGAACTGTTGTATATTTCTACTGCTTCAGCGCCGTGTGATTCGGTATAAGGAAGCACGACAGATGTTGTAGGAGTTTGCCTGCCTAAGCGTTTTTCTTCGCTCATTCAGGTTACTCCTTTCATATATTTTTCCAGTCGAAAGTCTGAGGCAACAGCCGGTTCGATACAAGCTCTGTTCCTGTTGAAAAGCTTTGCTTCTCAACAAGTTTATCGGATTTCTGCCGGTTGCAGCACATATGAGCGAGCTGCAAGTTGCTTATATCTGACGGATGACCGCCTCTTGCGACAGGAATGATGTGATCTATGCACGGAGACAGCGGATGCGGCCACTTGAAGCCGAAGTCAACGGGCTTGCCACAGATGCCGCAGATCTCCTGCGTTGCATATATCTTCTTTTTGTTCGATTCAAACTGTGTCCTTTGAGTACCGTTATGGTCTGGGCGCAGATTAGGTCTTGCTCTGGGCTGTGGCATAGGCTGCTCCTTTCTGTGGGTATAAAAATAGCACCCTCACAGGTGCTTAATGTTCTTTGAGTTCGACGCAGAAGACATCGTTGCAACCCCTCTTGGCATATTCTTAGCCTGTAACTCCGCAGCCTGATCCTTCGTCAGCCTTACCGGCTCACCTGCACCGGCAGGAGCATTATCCGGTGTAAATCTGACCGGTTCTGCTGCACCTGCTCCAACTTCCGGAGCTGTCCAGGAGCGCTTTGACCACACATCCTGTCGCTGCTTGCCGTTTTCATATGTAACAGTACAGCCGCAGTTATCGTGCCGTCGAAACACATCTTCGGGCAATTCATCAACATTGTAACGGCCTGCGATGTTATTGCACCACTCGCAGCACTTTCCATCTGTTTCACGATTTATATACACTCTAAGTCCGGCATCACTGCGGAACTTGGCATTGGCTTTAATGTAGCTGTCATGGAAACCTTTCGAGACATTAGCAACGCCGGTATTTGCTCTGCGCTTTATTGTACTGTCGCTTACTGTCGGATCCAGAAGCGAGTGTGCTATCTGTCTGACACGCTCCTTCGGAAACGGAGCTTTCTGAGGCTTGATGTTTATTCCGGCTGCTTGGTCAAGGGATTTCTGAGTCTGAGCGCAGATGTCATTGATATTATCATAGCTGCTGCGGAGAACATCGATGCACTCGTCTTCACGTTCAGCTCCGTAGAGATCAAGAACATTGTCACTGAACATCTTCCCTGTTATATCTGAATAGACATCGGAGTAATAGGCTGTATCAGTGAGTGTAGCTGTACCGTCAGAGATTTTCCTGAGAACTGCTTTCAGCCGTGGGTCAGATGCAGCACGAGCCGCTATCAGCTCCTTGATATTCACTCTGCATCACTCTCCATGCCGGTCATACGCTTGATGTTCCTGCTTCCAAGGAAGCCCTCAGAAGCCTGATTGATCTTGTAGATAGCATCACCGATAGCACCAAGAGCTGACGCATCCGGTTCAAATATCGGATACCACGCAGCTTTTGTGTTTGCGAACGCGCTGCGGTCATATTCTGTCTTATCTCTGATGCAAGCAGCAAGATAGCCAGCATTAAGGAAGCCAACTCCAAACGTGCGCTGTCCTTTACGTGCCGTAAGCCTCAGAGCTTCGTGTGATGCTCTGATAGCGTCATAGCTTGCCGGGTTCGATGTGTTGAAGCCAAGGTCGTCAAGAGTAAGCCCGGTCTCTCCTGCGAACAGAGAAGCAAGGATCTTCATGTGTTCCAGGTGTGGTGCCATGCTCTGCTGCTGGAACTGTCCGAGAACCGGCTTGTCTCCCTCATCGTCCTTACTGAATCTCAGGAATGTAGACAATGTGGCTTTTCTGTTGTCAAACTGAGCGTCCTGAGACAGTCCGACTATGTACTTCTGAGGCACTGAAAAGAACTCAGCTCCGACCTCAGTACGAAGCAGCGTTCTCATAGCGCTCTGAGTGATATCCATGCAAGTACGTGTGATCCTTGAATGTCCGAAAGGACGTCTTGCATCAGGACGGTATATAATAGGCACAAGCAGCGGATAAGGAGCATCATGCTCAAATGTATCTACAAGCTTGCCATTTTCATAGAATTCAGTTTTATGAGGCAGGAAATACGCTTCCTGTACTGCCTTTCCTGTTTCATCACGCTCCAGAACTGCATAGCCTTCCGTGAGCATATTCGTGGCTGCATCTATGATGCCTGTCGCGTTGCCGCCGTCTATGCACTCAAGACGTGGGTATTCATCGTCCTTTGTATCGATGTAGAGGAAGCTGCACGATGATATAAGAGCCGAGAGTATAGAACTGTCCATAAGAACATCAGCATTATTGAGCGCATAGATCTGACCAATCAGGAAATCATCATTGTCAAACCCGTCATAGATAAGCCTGTCAGCTATAGAATCAACAGCTCTGGCACACCAACCAAGAGAATATGACAAGCTCTGAAACTCAGGCGGTATAAGGGCACTGATTTTCTTCATCTTTTCCTTCATGTCATAGTACTCATACCTGAGCCGTACACGTGTATATTTCTTGGACAGCTTCGCTTTGAGGTAGTCCATTCCGTAGGTTTTCGTTGTAATCAGTCCTTTCGTCGCAGATTTTTTCGCAGTGACGTGCGGTAGTCCTTTCTCAATGCTTGCAGGGGGCCTCTCCCCCCATAGGCAGATACAGAAATACCGCTCCTATTGGAACGGTACTCTGTAAAACTGTAGGAAGTTCATGCCAACTGGCTGGTTGCAGAAGCTGGACTCGAACCAGCGACTTCAAGGTTATGAGCCTTGCGAGCTGCCACTGCTCTATTCTGCCAAAGGAGACCGGTTCTCACGCAGCTGGTCAAGGGAAATGAAAAAGTTTGTAGAACAAAAGAAAGGAGACACAGAGATCAGACTACCTGTCGCTTTCGCCTGATCTCTATATTATCATTTTACTACATACGAAAGTGCAATTCAAGGCAAAAAGGTGCAAAGTTTTTCATAAGCTTGTTTTTGTTTAAGCTTTATAGTTCTCGGAGCATAGTGCATTATCTCAGCAACTTCTTCTACAGTGTGATACGTGATATATCTGTTTATGAGAACAGATTCCAGATCATCATCATTTAGCAGATCAATTGCTGCACGAACTTTATCACGCTTTTTCTTCAGTTCGCTTATCTCATTATCTATTTTCTCTTCCTTCTCTGATAAGGTCATTAGCGTGGCTTCTACGGCGTTCTTCTTTGAAGAGGGATAATTACCCTCGTAAGATATTGAACCGCCCTGTGCGTCGATTCTGAGTTGCTTTTTCTCAAGTTCTAAGGCTTTTATTTTTTGAGTAGCAAAGAAATGAGATTTCAGGAATCTATTTACTTCATTTTCAGTCACATAATCACCGCCTCGGCATAGTATATTTCCTTGTTAAGTCCGTTTCTGTTCATGTATGCAATAGCCTGAGATCTGGTTGGAAATTCCAGTATCCGGAATAGTGTGATGTGTATGTATCCGCCGGTAATACCATTCCGGATCCGGAAGCGAGCGTTAAGAGGATCCAGCCGGAATCTATTCTTCGTCATTGTCTTCATCCTCCCAGTCCGGCATAGTCAGAGACATTGCTATTATTCCAACAGCTCCGCCGAATATAGTGCCTATCAGAAATTCGATCATTAATACTCACCTCGCAGTACCATATCTGCCGCTATTTCTACCATATTAGCTAACAGACAAATGCACAACTCAGAGAATGCGTGTTTACAATAGTAGCACGGAATGCCTATCTCGTTGTATATATCGTCAACTGTTTTCATCCTCAGCGCCTCCTGAATTCGTCATCTATATAAGCCCCAGTGCCTGACTTTCTATAAGTTTCCTTGCATCTTTCAGCTCTTTGAGCCATTTTGTCAACTCTGAGTTGCTTAGTGTCAATGCATGGATATTCGGATTTTCAAGGTTTTCTATAGCTTCATCAAGTGTCATTCTGCTCACCGTCCTCTCCGATCAGAGCGAGGGCTTCGTCTGCGTAACGCCACTTATAACAGTCATCTTTTTGGCACATATCGCTATTAATTACAGGGTAATATTCGCAAGTATCACAAGCCTCTGCGGCATTTATATCCTCAACCGCCGCCTTAAGCAACTCCTTAGCCTTCCTCAGCTCATCCTCATAATGAGCAATCTGCCTGCACTCGTTCCAGTGCTTGTCCTCAAGCTCAGCTATGCGAGCTTCGAGCTCTGCATTGCGTTTCTCAAGCGATGCCATGTAGAGCATATCTGTGTCGCTCATTTTTTTACCTCCTTTTTCTTACATGGATTGCTTTCTTTATACTTTCTCCTTGCTATGTGTCCTAACTCAGACAGATTTCTGCTTTTAGCACTTTGTGACATTCCCTTTTTTCTGCATTTCGGGCATAAATATGAAGTAGGTGTTTCGTTGTATACAGCACCGCACTCAACACACCAACCTTTTGTCATTCTCTCCCTCCTTCACACTTCGGGCAGACCTGCCGCCCCTCTGGTATCGGTTCTCCGCAGCATACACAGGTGTTATCGTTCATTCCTGCCCCCCCATTCTTTTAACTGCAACGCATACCACTCTTCTTCGTTCTCGTAGTCTGCAAGCTTGATGTATCTCAGGTCCTCAATGGAAGGTTCAATCCCTGCCTTTTTCAGTTCCTCCACGTTTGATCTAAGCACTTCTGCTGTGCCCCTGTCAGTTAGTCTTGCCATTTTTATACCTCCTTTGGAATAACTGTTATCCCTCCGACAGAATAACCCTCACGGATCCGGCTTTGATATAAAGTACAGACCTCTGTGAACTGCTTGTATTTTGCCGATAGTATCTTGTATGTTGCCATTATCTGATCCTTGTATCCATGCCCCTGCTCCTTCGTGATCTTCCCTGACTGATAACTTGCATATAGTCCCATGAGCATATAGTACAGCATTATCTCAGGCGGTTCCAGATCTTTAGGAGCAGGCTTGCCATGAGCTGCATCACGCTCAATTTCTTTCAACAATCCTGACTGCATCCTCAACACTCCTT